TGCAAACGGTGGAACATTCAGAAATGAATTGTCTACTGCTTCTGACTTGTCAGAAACTTCACTAGAACAATCGTTAATCGATATTGCTGCGTTCGTAGACGAAAGAGGACTTAAGATCGCTCTACAAGGTAGAAAATTAATAATTCCAAAAGAATTACAATTTACTGCTGAGAGAATCATGAGATCCCCTCAAAGAGTCGGAACTGCAGATAACGATATCAACGCAATGGCAAACATGGGAATGATACCAGAAGGTTACAGAATTAATCACTTCTTAACTGACACTGATGCATTCTTCATTATGACAGATGCACCTAACGGTCTAAAACACTTTGTAAGATCGCCAATTAAAACAGCGATTGAAGGTGATTTCGACACTGGAAACGTTAGATTCAAAGCTAGAGAAAGATACAGCTTCGGCTTCTCTGACCCTAGAGGAATCTTCGGATCTCCAGGTGCTGCGTAATCGTAGATAAGAGACAAATCTAAAAGGGGCGGAGTTTACTCTGCCCCTTTTTTTATATATAATCAAAAGAACCTAGAGAAACTATTATGTCGACTGACTAGGCAGACGGTATAGAGACGACATAATCAAAGCTATACAAAGGAGAAAATTATGGCTAATACAACTTTTTCGGGACCGGTACGATCGGAAAATGGTTTCGAACAAATAACAAAAAATAGTACGACAGGTGCTATTACAGTTGAAGCTACTTATGATGCTAGACCAAACTTTAGACAAACAGTAGACAACACCACTTTGAATACAGGGGGTGATGTAACAACAACTTTAACTACTGCTCAATCAGGAACAATTTTTGAAGTTGATGGAACAGGTGATATTGTTGTTAACATGCCTGCTTTAAGTACGGCTAATGTTGGAAACACTTATGAGTTTTTCGTAACTACTGCTGTTGGCGGTAGTAAAACTGTTACTTTTGTTCTACCTGGTTCAGGTGTATCAAATTTCTTTGGTGCGCTTTCGCTTATGGGTGGAACTGCTGCTAACCCGTCAAGTGATGTTGCAGGTGATACTTTAACATTACCTAACTCAACTGCGGTAAATGCTAGAGTAAGATTAACTTGCATTAAGGACGATGGTACTAACTCAACTTACAGAGCTGAGACTTTATCAACTCCTATTGCAACAATAGCGTAATAATTAAATAGTGGCTCCTTCGGGAGCCACGAACTAGGAGAACACATGAGTTTTAAAAGTGATATACAAGCAACAAGATCTGTCGCCGCAGCAGGTACAGATGCAATTATAGCTCAACCAGTAAGATTACGAGGAATTATAATTGCTTCAGATGGTACAGGAGCTGGAACTTTAGAACTTACAACTACATCAAACTCTGGAACAACTTTGTTTCAAGGTGATGTGCCATCTGGAGATGTAATTAATTTTAATTTTCCAGAAGATGGAATTCTTTTTCCAAAGGGAATTTTTTGTAAGACAAAAACTAAGGTGGCTGCTTATACTTTGTTAACAGATAAGTATTCAGGACCTGGATTAACAACATAGGTTATAGATGGATTACTATGCTGACTTAGGTATAGAGATCGATGGTTTCGCTAAGGGTGGAATGCCTGCAAAAAATAAAAGAAACTTTAGATCTACAAAATCAGGTGCAGGTATGACTGCAGCAGGAGTTCGTGCGTACAGACGAATGAATCCTGGTTCTAAACTTAAAACAGCAGTAACAGGTAAAGTTAAAAAAGGTTCAAAAGCTGCAAAAAGACGAGCTTCTTATTGTAGAAGATCAAAAGGTCAGATGAAGATGCACAATATTAATTGTAGCAAAACTCCTGATAAAAGAATATGCGCAGCAAGAAGAAGATGGAAATGTTAAATTTTATAAAAAAAATTTTTGGTATTGAAAAATTAGAATATAGAGTTAGACTTTTAGAAAGAAAAAATTATTGGAGAGAAAAATATAAACATGGCTTATCTAAACGCGAATCTACCTCCAATATATTGTAAAGTAAGAAAGGAGTACCTTTATGACCTTAAAGAACATCATGGAGAAAGCGAAGACTGTGTTATCTTCGGTCTCACATCAATATCAGGGCGTGCGATCTTGTTTAATATCATGTTACCAAATGGTGCGTGCTACTGGCGTCTCCCTATATCAGCGTTTCATCAAAAAAATTTTGATAGATCCAACGTGCCAGATATGCAAACGAATGAATTGGAATTGTGGAATTGTTTTAGCTATTGGCCTAGCGTTACTTGTTTTGATTGGCTGGATGGTGTAAAAGGCAAATACTTAGGTTTAGATAAAAAATTTTATCATGGTAAATATTTGTTTACTATCGATTGGGCTCATCCGGACGTCAATATTCTGGATACAGAACATTCTGAAATTCCTCAAGAACATAAGTGTGCACATATATTGGAGCTTGATAACGGCAATTATGCAGCTCAGCCTAATAATCGTATTTTGTGGCACATTAATAGTTATACTACTGACAACAGTTGGCCTGACTATAAAGTCCAAAATACTTACTGGGATGCAGAAGATTCGGACATGGTGACTGAGGATAGTGACAATATGTTTTATGAGATGTATCATAAAAAGAAAGAATAATATGAATTTAGAAAAAGATTTAAAATTTGCAAAAAAACAAAGACAGTTAAAAGAGTCAGCAATAGCTCAACTTCGTAAAAGAAGTAAAGATTCTATAGCAAGACCAAGAGCTGAAAAAAATATGACTACTCGAAATCCACAACTTCAAGGAATCTAATGTTTGATAAATTTATGTACGGTTTTTTTGGATTGATAGATAAATTAGCAAATCTAATTGAAATAATTGTTTTTGGAAAAAAAAAGAAAAAAAATAAATGAGTAATAAACCTTTATCAATATCTGAATCTGCTGCCGTGCAGATGCCAATGAAGACGGTAGCCTCGTTGATAATTATCGTAGCACTTGGAACTATGGGCTATTTCCAAATGGTTGAACGTCTAAACATTGCTGACACAAAGATTAAGATAATGGAGCAGGACGTAGAACAAAATACAGAATTTAGAATTAAATGGCCTCGGGGCCAAATGGGATCGCTTCCCGCAGACTCAGAACAGTACATGATGCTGGAGGATTTATACAAGACTACCGATCGTTTAAACAAACATATTGAGTCAATGGCTTTGAATAAAGTGAATATAGAATTTTTAACAAAACAGATGGATAAGGTTTTGCAAGATATAGAAAAATTAAAAGATGCTAATCGTGAGATTGGATATAAGAATGGGAGCTACAATTGATAGAAGCTGTAATAGGATTACTCATGTTTGTAAATGGAGAGATTAAAGAGGCTCGTTTGCAGCCTTCGATGGCTTTATGTTTACGCGGGAAACGTGAAGCTGAGAGAACTTTTTCTGAATCAGTTACCTATAAATGCTGGCGTGGTAAGGCAGAGTTAGAGGATAACATAGATGGCTCGCAGTCAATTAAAAAATTAATTATAGAATAGGAGATTTATGAATCTTTCACGTAATTTTACCTTGTCAGAATTAATTAAATCAGACACAGCAATTCGTAAAGGCATCAATAACAATCCTAATGCAGAGCAGATAGAAAAATTAAAAGCATTATGTGAAAATATTCTTCAGCCGGTACGTGATCATTTTGGCAGGGTTAAGGTGACTAGCGGGTTCCGTAGCGTAGAACTGTGTCTAGCTATAGGATCGAGTCAGAACAGCCAGCATGCAAAAGCTGAGGCGGCAGATTTTGAATGTATTGGCGTAGACAACGCTGAACTTTTTGACTGGATAAAAAATAACCTTTCTCCAGATCAATTAATCCTTGAGTTCTACACTCCAGGTGAACCTAATAGCGGGTGGATACATTGTTCGTGGGTTGCTGATCAACCTAGAGCATCATTTTTACATGCGTATAAATCTGAAGGAAAAACTAAATATAAACCAATAATGGGAAGTGCAAAGGATATAGTATGACAATAAGTAGATCACAAATGACACAACAAATAGATGGCAAATTAAGAGGTGCCAGAAATGAAAAGAAAAAAGAAAAAAAGAAATTTTACACCAAAAAATCCAATAAAAAGAATCCTCTCGCTAGGACATTTACTGTTTAAGCCTAAAGTGATACAATCTAAGAAGTTGTACAACCGAAAGAGGCTTAAAAACAATGACAAAACTATGTGCTAGAGGCAAGGCAGCAGCCAAAAGAAAATTTAAAGTATATCCCAGTGCATATGCTAATGCATACGCTAGTAAAATTTGTGCGGGTAAAATCAAAGATCCTTCAGGTGTAAAAAGAAAAGACTTCAAGGGACCTAAACCTGCAAAAGAAGGCGCAGAAATAAAAATTAAAAAAGTTGTAAAGGGATTACACAAGGCATCTGCATTACATAAAAAACAAGCTAAATCATTAGAATCAATTAATGCATATCAAGGTAAATTTATAAAACACGATTCAGGTGATATAAATTTATCAAACAAAAGTTCAGTTGATTATTACGGTGATTTATTAAAATGAGTGAACGAGGCACTTGTTGGGAAGGATATGTCCAAAAGGGCATGAAGAAAAAAGGGAATCGTATGGTTCCTAATTGTGTTCCAGCAGGTGGCATGAAAAAAGGTGGACTCAAAAAATGGTTTAGTGAAAAATGGGTTGATATAGGATCACCTAAAAAAGGAGGAGGATACAAAGAATGTGGAAGAAAATCTGCGAGTGGATCAAAAAGAAAGTATCCAAAGTGCGTCCCTGCTGCCAAAGCGGCGAGGATGACAGAATCCCAGAGGCGGAGTGCCGTTGCAAGGAAAAGAAGTAAGCCACAAGGAGTTGGTGGAAAACCTACAAATGTTAAGACTTTCGCATCAAAAGGTGCGTTTACTAAATTATACTATGGTGGTATGATAGATTATTGAGGATAAATTATGGAAGAAGCAACAGAATACAAAAAATATTTAAAAGCATTAAAAGAAATGACTAAAAAAAAGAACACTAGTGCTTCTGATTTTATTAAAAGAAGAAAACAATTAGCTGGTGGTACAATTTTAAAAATGTCTGAAGGTGGTATCTGCAGAGGAATGGGTGCTGCTGTTAAAGGCGGAAACTTTAAAGGAGTAATGTAATGAAAAACGGAAGAATAAAAGTACATACAAAAATGGGTGGTGGTCTTATGGGTGCCACTGCAAAATTAAAAGCTCAAGGTAAAATGGGTGGTGGACAAATGAAAAAACCAATGAAAGCAAAAACAGGTAAACTTGTTGGTAAACAAAAAAATCTACCTAAACATTTACAAGAAAAAATATTAGCGTAAGGATGAAATGGCTAGTTCAGGAACTACAAGTTTTAATCCATCAATTGATGAGATTATTGAAGAGGCTTACGAAAGATGTGGTGTAAGAACTAATTCTGGTTATGATATCAGATCTGCTAGAAGAAGTTTAAATCTTTTATTTTCTGAATGGGGTAACAGAGGTATAAATCTCTGGAAAGTAAAATCTAAAACAGAAACTCTTGTAAATGGTTCTGTAACCTACACAACACCAAGCGATTGTAATGACGTGCTTGAAGCTGTTGTTACAGTGTCTGGAGGAAACCAACAAACCTTAACAAAAATATCTAGATCTGAATATATTGCGATTCCAAATAAAACACAAACAGGAACTCCATCTCAGTATTATGTAGATAGACAATTAACACCAACTATCAGTTTATATCTAGCTCCAGATACGAGCGCAGTTACAAATATATTTTATTATTATCTTGCAAGAATCGAAGATGTAGGTGCCTATACTAATACAGCTGACATGCCTTTTAGATTTTTTCCATGCATGGTATCTGGATTAGCTTTTTACTTATCACAAAAAATTGCACCAGATAGAATTCAAGCATTAAAATTATTATACGAAGATGAACTAAAAAGAGCGTTAGAAGAAGACGGACAAAGAACATCTGTTTATATTTCTCCTAATGTTTATTACCCACAAGGATAATTATGGCATACGCAAGAGGTAAATACGCAAAGTCAATATCCGACAGATCGGGACAACAATTTCCCTACAGAGAAATGGTCAAGGAATGGAATGGTTCACTAGTGCATATATCTGAATTTGAAAGAAAACACCCACAACTAGATCCAAAACCACACAGAGCAGATCCTGAAGCATTGTACAATTCTAGACCTCAGAGAGCAGCACCTGTTGTAGTTGATCTTAATCCTGCTCTTTGGCCAGGACAATTTACGTCTGATGGAATGCGACCCTCTACGGATGCTAATACAGAAAATAACAAAAGACGGTTACAGTCAACCATGGGGAGTGTTACAATAAGTATATCATGACGTTTGCTGAATTATTACAAAAGGTAAGAGATTATACAGAAGTTGGAAGTGCTGTTCTAACTGATTCTATTTTACAATCTATGATACGAGATGCTGAAATGAGAATTTTTAGAGAAGTTGATGCTGATTATACAAGAGAATATGCAACGGCCAATGTAAATATAAATTCACCTTATTTAGATTTACCTAATGCTCCAGGTACTTCATCAAGAACTTCAATTATTGTTAGGGCTGTTTTAGTGTTTGATACTACACAAACTCCAACCACAAAAGAATATCTTGAAAAAAGAGATACTAGTTTTATATTTGAATTTAATTCAACAGGGGCTACAGGAGTGCCGAAATATTATGCTAATTGGAAGGAAACTACAATTATTATGGCACCTGCACCAGATGCTCAATACAAAGTTCAATTGAGCTATATATATTCACCTGACGCTTTAACATCTACAAATACTGAGACCTATTTGTCCCTGAATGCTCCTGATTTGTTATTTAATGCAGTAATGGTTCAAGCTTATGAGTTTTTAAAAGGACCGATGGATATGTACAAAATCTATTCAGACAAGTATAATGTATCTATACAAAGTTTTGCGTTGGAGCAAATGGGCAGAAGACGTAGAGACGAGTACACGGATGGGGTGCCTAGGGTTAAAATACCTGCACCTTCACCGAACAATTAAAATTTATAAGGAGAAATTAACATGGCAATTACACAAGCAGTTTGCAACAGTTTTAAGAAAGAAATTTTAGAAGGAGTTCATGATTTAGAAAATGGTGGTGATGTTTTTAAACTAGCATTATATAAATCAACTGCAACATTAAGTGCAGCAACTACAGCTTATATTACAGGAGGAGAAGTATCTGCTTCTGGTCAGTATGCTGCAAAAGGTGGAACTCTTGCTTCACAACAAACTTCATTAGCAACAGGCGGAGTCGCAATTGTGGACTTTGCAGATTTATCTTTCA